TATTGTTTTATGCGTACCTGGGTATGCCAATTCGCTTTATGGGCGGAATGTCGCGGGGCGGGAAAAGATACTCTTGCCGCTGTTTACTATATGACCAGACTTCTTTTAATACCAGATTATAGTTTATATATCAGCAGTAATACATATGCCCAAAGTGTAGAATCTTTTAATAAATTACGTGATATTGCTTTAAAAAGAATCCCATCTTTTGAAAGTGCTACTGATATATTTGCTAGGGAAGTTGACAAAACAGGTAGTAATAGTGAAACTGGATTTTTACAAGCCCCTACCTGCAAATTTAGATTATATAATAATTCAAAAATGGAAGCACTCTCCTCTAACCTTGAGGCTATCCGAGGTAAACGTGGCGCAGTATGGTTTAACGAAACCGCATGGAAAACTGCAGAAGAACTTGCCGTTGTAGAGAATTATATCAACGTAGATACCAGCTTCTCAACTTCTACAAAAAAAATAAAATATTATAAACCTCAACAAATGCCATTACAAATTTTATATACTTCTAGCGTTGGAGATGTGACATATCCATTCTTTGATAAATATAAAACATTCTATAAAAAAATGCTAATTGGAAACAAAAACTACTTCTGCTTTGATATCAATGCCTATGATATCTTAAACCATTCTACTATTGACGGAAAAGCTATTAAAGCTCATTTAACAGAAGAGCAAATTATAAAAGCTATTGAAGAAGATCCTGATAATGCAGATGTAGAATTATTCAATAAGTTTCGGAAAGGTGGAGGTCAGAATGCAGTTGTAACTATGGATGAGTTAATTCGTAACTCTTCTGTCCGAAAGCCACTCCTATATAATGATACCGGAAAGAAAAAATTTATTTTTTGTTACGATCCAGCGCGAAATTATGATGGTAGTGTTCTGGCAATTTTTCAAGTCATCAATGATAAAGAATTTGGATATAAATTACGTCTTGAAAACATTGTATCTATGGTTGATCAAAACACCAAAAATAAAACTCCTCTCCCTATGCCAGAGCAGCTAGACATTATCAAAGATTTAATGATGAAATACAATGGAGAACGGGCAGCAGAATGGGAAAATATCGAATTTTATATTGATGCTGGTTCCGGAGGCGGCGGTATTAGCGCAGTAGCAGATCAACTTATGGAAGATTGGTTTGATAAGTATGGTAAAAAACACCGTGGCATTATCGATCCAGAACATAAGCAATATGAAACTGCAAGAAAAAAATATACGAATGCAATGCCAATCGTACATTTAGTGGATCCGCAAGGACATAAAAAAATCATGTACGATGCTATTTCAAAAATGGTAAAATTAAATCTTATAGAATTTACAGAATATGATAACAAAGAATATATTTTAATTGAAAATAAATCTGGAGGTTTTGATACTATACAACTTAGTTTTGAGGAAAAACTAGCTTTAACAAATATGAATCTAGCTAAAATGCAACTTTCTTATATGTGCCGCTATGACACACCAAATGGAGGTGTTCAATATGAGCTGGCAAAAGACAAAAAGAATATGCACGATGATATGGCGTACACGCTAGCAGAGGGTGGATACGCTCTTGCTATTTTAAGAAGAGAAGATTTATTAAAAAAGCCAAAATCAGCTAGCAGTAACATCTCAAATATCACTTCTCTCGCCAGAAAACCTAGATTATATTCTTATCAGGAAAGGCGGTGATTTAAATAGAATCAGAAGAAACAAAAAACTCTTCTTATAAAACTGCTCTAGCACAAACGATACAAAAGCAACATCAAAATGATAAAGAGAATATTGAAAACTTTTTAGAGCATAAGTCTCCAACATTTGATATCTACAGCCTGCGTCGGCTCGTCTTATCAGAATTATGCTATAAAGGCGCTTTTAGATATAATCGCATTTGTGGATTTACTCGTAAACAAATTGCAGCTATGGCTCAATTTCCGGAGCGGTATGGTTCACAAATTGTCCGTCTATCTGAATACATGATGTTAAAAAGCGGCTATTATAAAAGACTGATTGATTACTTTGTCAATATGGCAGTTATCAACTGGACAATTGATTTAGAAGCAAAAACAGTAAAACTTTATGAACCTGATGAGAGAATGCAAAAAGCTATCAGAACAAATTATTTTAAATGTGTTTCACAAATCAATAAATTCAAATTAGATAACCGCATTACAGATATTATACGTCGATTATTTGTGGATGATGCCTGCTTTGGGTTTATTGTAGAAAATGATATCGAAACATCTATCTTTTTTCTAAATCCAATGTATTGTGAAATAAAGAAAAATATTGGTGGAAATGTTTATGGGTATGCTGTTAATAGAAGCTTAATTGATAGCAGCTATTACGAAACTCTTCCATTAGAATTGCAGCGAATCATTGAAGAATCTAAAGAATTATCTCTAAATAATATGGTTATGATACCAGACAAAAATTCTTTTTGTTTGAAATATCATAATGACTTCACTTATTTATATCCTCCTTTTCTGCCTTTACTTTCTGAATTATTAGATATCGACGACGCAAAAGAGCTTGCTAAAGCAAAATCAGAGGCAGATGCCTATAAATTGATTTATTTCAAAATCCCATTAACGCAAGATTCCCAAATTGCAATCGGTGATGAGATTATTAGTAGTTTTGTTGAAATGGCAAAGGCAATACTTCCAGAAAGATTCGGCGTTATTCCCTCTCCTATGGATTTACAACTCGTAGAAACAAAATCAACTGTATCAGATGATACAAATAAGGTAGAACAGGCTGTAGAAAATTATTATGGGGAAGCTGGTGTATCAAAAGCACTTATCTCCTCTGCTTCTAGTGGTTCCGAATTAAAGTTATCTATGAAAGTTGACAGTTCCGACATATACCGAATTTATAGAATGATAGAAGCATGGGTAGATTTGCAGATAAAGCTGCGTGGATTTATATATAGTGATTATCAGTTTGTCTATCGGATTCTTCCTACTACTATATTCGATATAAACGACTATATTGATACCCAGCTTAAAATGGCTCAAGCTTCTATGATAAATAAGGGAGTTCTTGCTGCGGCAAACGGAATCAATGCTGCAAAAATGTTAGGGAATACAGTATTAGAAAACAAGGTCTTGGGTGATATCTTTGATTCTTGGAATCCTTTACGTAGCAGTTATACAGAATCTGGAGGTTCTTCAGACGGTGTTGGCGCACCCAAAAAGGCTGAAACTGAAATTAGTGAGGTTACAGAGGCTACACGGGCAAACGATGGGAATGATCCGGATAATAGGGTGTAGTCATAAAAAATCAAGAAGGAGAATTTATAAGCACAACAAAAAGAAAGTGATAAAGATAATTATATGGGTGAAGTAATATTTTTAGATAAATTCAAGGCTGATACTCTCCTATCGCTTGGATTTAAATATATTGTTAAAATTATTGATGGTAAAGAAACATTTGTATTTATTCAAACAAAAGAGTTGATGATGGAACTAAACTCAAAATTTGAGAAAGGTTCTTTTTTTTGTACGAAAAATTTATGTTTTTGATAAAAGGAAAGGAGGAATGGTTAATTTGGATTTTGACAAAAATCAAACTTTAAATTTTACATCAAAACTATCCCATTTTGAAATTGTCAATCAAGAATTCATTCGGTGTAAATGCTATATGTTAGCAACTGGAGACAATGTAAACGGATCAGATATTACTTTGGAATCTGTCAAAAAAGCGTTGGCAAGAAATGAGTTTGACAATAAACCTGTTATAGCACATTTATATCAAGATATTGAAGATAATGGAAAATGGCGAGTTGGCGGACATGATTCTAAATGGATTATTACAAATACGTCTATTGATATGATAAATGAATGTATACCATTTGGAGTGATACCTGAATCTGCAAACCTGCAATTAGAAGAAGTTCTTGAGGCAGATGGCGTGACAACGAATACCTATTTAACATGTCAGATTCTTCTTTGGACAGGAAGATTTAATATCATGGATGCTGCCTATAGTGATGATATTTATTTTAACCAAAGCTGTGAAATATCTGTCAATGAATACCATTATAAAGACAATGGTGTTTGTGCCATTGATGATTTTACGTTCAGTGCATTATGTCTATTGAATAAATCTTCTGATTTAGAGAAAAATGTTCGTCCTTGTTTCCCTTCTTGTCGAGTGGAAAAAATAAAAAATTTTTCTATTAACGAAGATAGTTTCAAACAAAATTTCAATTTAATGCTTAAAAAATTAAAGCAATATGAAGCAGATGGAATTACCACTGTTCAAAATAAAGTAACAAAAAATCAGAAAGGAGAACGAACTATGGATTTAAAAAAATTCATGCAAACCCTTTCAAGCGAAAAAAGCGGGAATTACAGGCTATTAAGTGTAAACGATACCCAAATTTTTGCTTTAGATATGGAAGATTATAAACCATATGGGTTCAATTATGGTATCTCTAAAGAAAACGACGAGGAGTTTCTTACTATTGATTTTGAATCTAAGGTTGAACTGTCTTTATCTGCAACTGAAAAAATTACAGAGGAAGACTTTGAGGAGTTTGATATCAAAAATGAAATTGATACCATCAAGGAAGCTTATTCCAAAAAGAATGTAGAAGAAAAAGTAGCCGAGGCAACTGCTGCTGTTTCTGCAGAATTTCAAAAAGACTATGATAGTTTAAAAGAAGCATATGATACTCTCTTAGAGGCACATAAATTAGCAACCACTAAAGTAGATGAATATGAAAGGCAGGAAAAAGAGTTTGAACTTCAACAGCATAAAAATAAGATTGATGAGCTTGTCAATAAATATGCTGAAAAACTCGGAAAATATTCTTCTTTTCTAGTATACAAGGCTAATATCGAAACCCATTACTCTAAAACCTGTGAACAAGTAGAACAGGATCTTATTCTTATGGCTGGAAAATATCTTACCAGTAAAGAAAATCTAAAAAATAAAGCATTCTCTTATGCCCCAACAGAAACAAAAGCTTGTCGCATAACGGCAGCCGAATCCAAGTACGGGCATCTATTAGACAAATATATTCAATAAAAGGAGGAACAATTTATGGACAACAAATATATGGTAGCTGAAAGCACCTTGCTTACCAATGCAAGGATTTTTAGTATGCAGTCTACAAAGGATCTCCAGAATGGTGCCATTGTAGGAAAAGGTGAACTAATGACTGGCGAAGACCAGATTTATACTGCTCTTGATGACTATGCAGACGGAGAATACTTAGTTTTAAATCCAGCATGGAGCTATAAGGGTGATAGTATTGTCAATCAGAATGAGGAGAATTATGTAAACAAAGCTGGACGTGCCTTTCGAGCATATCGGCTTGAAAAAGATCACAAATACAAAATCTATAATATAGAGGAAACATTTGAGATTGGTGATGCTGTAAAATACGATGCTGCTACAGGCAAGTACACAAAAGATGAATCTTCTAACTTAAAAGTAGTTGCTATTGAAGAAACTGGTTTTCCTTTTTGTATCGGAAGTATTGGCGTTCAATTAGCAGGTGATGATGCAAATGAATACGGATATGCAACTGGAGCCAAAACTGTAAAATATACCATTGAAAAAGTAAAATAATTAAAGGAGGAGATAAGATATGAGTATGGTTACTGACCTTACTGCGTTAATGAACGATGGTCTTTCTAATAAGATTGGTCTTTTTAATGAACACGCAGCAAAATATACTGACCAGGCTGTTAGAGAAGCTTTCTTTGAAATCTTGGGTGAAGACAAGCTAACCTATCAGAACTGGAGAGCAAATAAAAATGACTTATTTTCTATTATGGAAAATGTTTTGACCACCAACCTTCCACTAGCATGGGAAAATTCTTCTTTTTATGATCAGTTTGTAGAAATTAGAAATGGGGCTACGGGAGATTCCAATGAATTTATTGTTCCAGATAATTCTATTATGGTGGCAAGTAGAATTTCTGGAAACCACTGGGATATTAATAGACAGAAAATCCAAGGTAATCGAGGATTTAGTGTTGTGACTGAATGGATTGGTATCAGAGTATACGAAGAGTTGGAACGTTTCTTAAAGGGAATTACTACTCTAGTTGAAATGATGACCAAACTACAGAAGTCCTTTCAGACAGAAATTGATTCTCGTGTCTATGCTGCCTTTAATGGTATTGGAACCTATCTTCCAGCTAAATTCCAGGAAAGTGGTAGTTATGATAAAAGTACTATGAATGACTTAATTCAAAGAGTACAAGTTGCTTCTCAGAAAAATGTTATTCTGGCTGGTACAAGATCTGCTCTCTCTACTGTTGCAGAAGGCTTGGGTACTGCATGGATTTCTGAAGCTGCAAAACAGGAGTTAGCAACTACTGGTATGGTAATTGAAAACATTGGGCTTCCATGTAAAACAATGCTGATTCCACAAACGTTTTTACGTGGCACTTATGATTTTAAGGTAGATAATAGTACTTTATATGTGCTTCCTGAAAACAGCAAGCCAATCAAGCTTTTCTTTGAAGGAGAAACTCGTACTTTAGAAAGAGGATATCAGGAAAACAAGGATATGACTTTTGATGCTATCATTGAACAAAAGTTGGGCGCTGCTATTATCGTAGATTCCCTAGTAGGAAAATATACAATCGTCTAAATAATATGAAAACGTTCAGCACCTGAAAAGGTGTATTTTTATGCTTATTTTTAGGTGCTGATATTTTTAAGGAGGATCTTAACTATATGGATTTTGAAAAAATGGATCTGGACGAATTAAAAGAATATGCTAAATCCATTGGTCTAACTGTTGGCAATATTGGAAAAGAGAAATTAGTTGCAAAAATCAGGGAAAAAACCTCTGACAATACTCCTATTAAATCTTTATTAGAAGATGATGATTTAGAAGAAAGGAAAAGTATTCCTACTTCTATTGACAACTCTGCCGATTCTACTTCTTTGCTTGGCTCTATTTCTTCTGCTATTGATGAATTAGATGAAGCTGCCAACGAAAAAGTAGAAGAAATGGTTGACTTACCAATGGAAACACAAATTCCTGTAAAGTCTATCACTTTTGGAGGGCTAACTTATATTTCAAGAACAACAAATGCTGTTTTCAGATGGAATCAAATTGGTGCAGTTGAATATATGACAGTCGCCCAATTAAATGAGATGAGTAATTATAAGAGTGATTTTTTACGTAAGCCTATGGTAATCCTTATGGACGAACGTGCTATTAAAAAATTCCGTCTAACATCAGTCTATGAAAACGTCGCTAAAATCAATAATCTTACCTCTGTATTTCAATCTGATTTAAATACAATCTCTAAAGTGATTGACGATGCTTTGCGTGTTAATATGAGAGATATTTTAATCTCAAAGGTTCGTCAAATGTACAAAAACAAAAAATTAGTTGATATTAATATTATTCGTTTATTAGAAAACAAATTAAAATTCGACCTATCTGATAGTGATTTATCTGATACCAAATAAATTTAAAGGCAGGTGATACTATGCCTTATACCACATACCGAGAATTAGAAGATGCGGTATTTAATAAAATCAAAGAATTGGATTTTGTTGCTTTGACAGAAGATACTGCATATGAAATCGTACATAGTTATATGCGTCCAGCGATTGTTCAATTTCAATCTGCGAAACAGGATTTGTCTGATAGAGATGATAAACTTGCCCGTTTTAATTTCACACTTACAGATGAAACCTTTATTATTTTAGTAAATTATATGATAATTGAATGGTTAGATTCTAATTATTTACTTACCACTAATGCACTAAAAGCACGTCTTACATCAAGTGATTTTAAATCTCTGAATCTGCCGCAGCAGTTAGATAAGGTTATGGCACTACGTACTATGTTAAAGTCAGAAAACAATCAGCTTGCTATCAATA